GAGGAGGCCACAATGTTGAAAATGATCTGCGAGGAATTCTGTTCGAGTGACGGCAACTGGCTGCGACAAAAAAGACTAGTAAAGGAGTCGAGATACCTCCGCGAAAAAACAAAAAAAATGAGCGATATGGCTAAATCACGATGGAATAAGGAAAAAGATACAAGCCTACGCAATGCTGCGCAGCATGCCCGCAGCAATGCACCCACACCCACACCCACACCCACACCCACACCTTCGCTTCGCTCAGGACGCGCGCGCGAAAAATCCGATGATCTCGAAACACAACTCCGAGAAGCAGCAGGGTGGCAAAACGAACCGGCACCCATGCTCGCCTACACCGGCCCAATCCAGAGCCTCCTCGATGCCGGAATCGATCTCAACCTCGACGTCCTGCCCATCGTCCGAGCCCTCGCCCCCAGAGCCGGGTCGAGGTCCTCGTGGAAGTATTTCCCCAAGGCAATCCTCGAAGCCCACAGCCAACGCCTCGCTGGCACCGGCAAACCGAACGGCAACGGCGCCGCCACCGCCGCAACCCAGGTCGACGACGAGGTCTGGCTCAGGCGCCTCGGCATAGGCCGAACCTCGCACGAGTGGCAAATCTCGAAGTTCGGACCCATCCCCGGCCAGCCAGGTTGCCTCGTACCCGCCAAGCTGCTCGCCCCAGACGACGGCGTCGGGTGGACCGACTGGGTGCCCAAGACGTGGCCGCCGCCGATCGATTTCGACAGGGATTGACACGATGGCCGATCTGGGTTTACGACTCGCCGAAATAAATCTAACCACCGTGATCACGGCAATCGAAACAAAACGCTGATGGCCGAGATCAACCCCTACGACGAGCTTGGCGTGTCGCGCACCGCGCCGAAATCCGAAATAAAACGTGCTTATCGGGCGAAAGCCAAACGAAAACACCCAGATAGGGGCGGCAACCCCGCTGAATTCGCTGCCCTCAACCGTGCTTACCGCGTGCTTGCCAGCCCCGAAAAGCGGGCTCGTTTCGACGAAACCGGCGATGCCGACGATAGCGGGTCGCTGGGAACCAACCTCGAAGCGAATGCCGTTGGATTGATCCTCGGAGTGTTCGGCAGCGTCCTGGCCGACGAGACCTACGATCTCACCCGCCGGGATCCCATCGCGCAGACCGTGCAGTTGCTCCGCCAGGGCATGCAGCAGATCGCAGCCGACGCGGAGTTAGCGAGGAAAGGCCGGCGGCGTATCGAGGAGGCTTTGCAGCGCCTCGGCCGCAAGGGCCAGAAGGCCGATCCGATACGGCATTTCCTCGAAGAGCGCCGGTTCATGTGCGAGCGGCGCTTGGGCGAAACGGAGACGGCTCGAGCCGTACACGAGGCGGCGATTGCCATGCTCAAGGGCTATTCCTGGACGGTTGATCAGCCGGTATCGGCATTGCAGCGTGCCATGTCAGCGTCAAACCAGACGACGCACACAAGTATGTTCGGTTTCTCGTGGTGATCGCCTTGATCGCCATCGCCTCTTGGATCATCGCAGTGGTGCTGCTGGTGTGCATCTTGGGCGAAATCCAGCGCTCCAAGCGCGAGCTGGAAGAGACCAAGGCCGAAATCGAGGCGTTTTTCTTGATGGATGAGAGTGGCCCAGGCCCATATGAGCGGCAGCCGCCGCCCGAGGCGCCGCGGCGCTGGCTGAACTGACTTCCGTTTTATCAACAGGCTTGGATATTCCACTTCCCCGCGAACTGTGCCATAACGAGACAGCAGGCCGGATTATTCCTTGGTTCTTCGATGTGGTTTCAGCACCCCCGCCGATCGCCCGTTGACGTACCTTCCCTCAGTCCGGCCTGCGGTTTCATTGAGAGATCCTCCCTTTGACAAACTCGCCGCTCCGCCTCAAAACCGGGGCGGTCTTGTTTCCCGGCGATTTCAATGCTATTTCACCCAGTCATGGCAAAAGGTGGCCCACGACCAGGCAGCGGCCGTCCGAAGGGACGGAAGGCCCGCAAGCCCACGAAGAATGCTGAGTTGCGCAAGGCAATCCTCAAAGGCAAAGGCGTCCTGCCGCTCGAATATCTCCTGAACGTCATGCGCCGCACCGATGGCAAGACCTCGCCTGAACGCCGATTCGCCGCCGCCGTTGCGGCTGCTCCCTACCTGCACCCCAAACTGCAAGCGATCCAGCACAGCATCAACCCGCTCGATCTCCGGTTTCTCAACGATGAACAGCTTGATCTCCTCCGAAGACTTACTCAAAGCCTTGCCGACAATCCGCCCGGAAGCAGTGGAAGCGGAGTGGCAGAGGCGGGAGGACCTGCGCCGGCGCCAGATCAGTGATCTGTCGCTCGAATCCTCGAAAGCGCGGTGCGCGAGCCTGGTCGGCTTCATCCGCGAGGCCTGGCATGTGGTCGAGCCCGGCAATGACTATGCCCACGGCTGGCATATCGACGCGATCGCCGACCATCTGACCGCCGTCACCCCAGGCCAGATCACCCGCCTCTTGATCAACATCCCGCCCGGCACCATGAAATCCCTGCTCTGCTCCGTCCTGTGGCCCGCCTGGGAGTGGGGACCGGCCGCCATGCCGTATCTCCGCTACTTCACGACCTCGTACAAGGACACCTACGTCGAGCGCGATGCCAGACGCATGCGCGACCTGGTGATGTCGGAGTGGTATCAGGACCGCTGGGGCGACAGTGTGCAGTTGACCAGGACGGGCGAAGCCTCGTTCGAGAACACCGCCACCGGCTGGCGCGAGGGCGTGCCGTTCAAGTCCATGACCGGCGGACGCGGCCATCGTGTGATCATTGACGACCCGCACTCGACGGAGAGCGCGGAATCGGACGCCGACCGCGCCAAGGCCATCCGCACCTTCCGCGAGAGCGTGCCCACCCGACTGGTCGAGCCCAAGACCTCGGCGATCGTGGTCATCATGCAGCGGCTACACCAGTCGGACATCGCCGGCGTGGCGATCGACCTGCACCTGGGTTACGAGCACTTGATGCTCCCCATGGAATTCGAGCCTGACCGGCGCTGCATGACCTCGATCGGCTTCAAGGATCCGCGCACCTACGACGGCGAGCTCCTGTTCCCGGAGCGCTTTCCCCGCGAAGTGGTCGAACGCGACAAGAAGGCGATGGGCTCATTCGCCACCGCTGGGCAGTTCCAGCAGCGTCCAGCGCTTCGAGAGGGCGGCCTGTTCAAGCGCGCCTGGTTCAAGATCGTCAAGGCGGTTCCGGCCGGCACCCGCGAAGTGCGCTATTGGGACCTGGCCGCCACAGCCGAACAGCTTTCCGCCACCGCCGCCTACACCGTGGGCCTCAAACTGGGCAAGCAACCCTCCGGCCGCCTGATCGTCACCGATGTCAATCGCCTGCGGGCCGAGGGCATGGGAGTTCGCACCATGATCAGGGATACCGCCAAGGCGGACGGCAAGATCGTCGAGATCGGCCTGCCCATCGACCCGGGCCAGGCTGGGAAGAGCCAGGCGCAGGACATGGTGCTGATGCTGGCGGGCTACGTGGTGCATGCCATCCGCGAGACCGGCGACAAGATCACCAGGGCCGAACCCGTGGCAGCCCAGGCCGAGGCCGGAAACCTCGACTTGCTCGAGGCCGATTGGAACGAGGCCTTCATCGAAGAGTGCTGCTCTTTCCCTGCGTCCACATTCAAAGATCAGGTTGACGCCTTGTCAGGCGCTTTCAGTAGGCTTATAGGCAATAGCGTGTTCAACGTGCCCGAACAGATGATCTCCATGGAGCCCACCCGCATTCTCGGGCTGTGGCCGAGGGCGTCGGCTTTGGTCATCACCCGCGATACCGTGTCGATCGTGTGGGGTGCGCGCAATCCGGCCACCGATACCATCCTCGTTTATGACTGCATGTCGGTGCCACGCCGCGATCTCGCCATCCATGCCGAGCAGATCAGGACAAGAGGCATATGGGTCCCTTGCGTCTTCGATCTCGAGGACGACCGGACCAAGGAGGAGGGCGTAAGGATTGCCATGCACCTTGCCGAGCTGGGCGTCGATCTCAACGTGGCGCCGCTCGACGAGGAAGCCGCGGCGGACCAGATCACCACGCTCCTGGCGACCGGCCGATTGCGCGTCTTTTCCAGCCTGACCGACTGGTTCGTCGAATATCGCCGCTATGGCCGCGATGAGAAGGGCGAGCTCGCTGGCGGGAACTGCGGGCTTATGCGGGCCACCGGCCTTCTGGCTTCGTCCGCCATGACGATCGCCATCACGGAAAACCGCGCCATGTCGGACAGCAAGGGCTTCGATCCCGTCGACTACGACAGGCAGACGGCCTCCAGCACAACAGGATATTGATCGCATGCTTACG